GTATATATTTTTTATATTTTTATATTTTTATATTTTTATATTTTTATATTTTTATATTTTTATATTTTTATATTTTTATATTTTTATATTTTTATATTTTTTATAGTTTTTATATATATAAAATATAAATGCGTAAAACATTACGTAAAACATTAAAAAGAAACAACAAAGCAGGAAATAGATTTTTAGAAAGAAAAGTTCACATGGCCAGTATGTTTAATGGGACACAACGAGATGTAACAAATATGGTATTGCGAAGTTATGCGGCGTCCAGAATCCAGAAAAGTAGACGAACTATGGTAAGTAAAAAAGATTTTGAAAATGAGTTCGAAACACGTGTTCCTAATTTTTATAATAATTTAATAAGATTTGTAATTGTTTTAAGAAGAACAAATCCAGATCCAACTACAGTAAGTGCTATAAAAGATGATATATTAAGAACAATACCTGCTAGAACTATAGCAGGTGTCTTACGTTTACCCAATCTTTATGAACAAATAAACTTATTAAGAAATTTATTAACTAATCACTTTCCACCATCAAACGAAGAAATTGCAGAGTTAATAGAAGTATGTGATTCAATTATAGGAACAATGAATGCCCCATTACATGCTCGTATAACGGTTCCATTATTACCATATAGACAACACGGGTTTGTAAGAAGACAAACACAAAGACATGCACTAGCAGAAGGTAGAAAAAGAAAAACACGACATGCTAAGCGAAGAAATTAAACCATATTTAGGAACAATGTTATTAAAAAATACTTGTTAAAAATAATTTAAAGAAAAATAATAATACTATGAATTAGAAAATTTAGGAGGAAATTAATAAGTGCAATATTTAATATTATAAATATTATATAATATTAAGTATGTTAAGACAATTTGTTGTAACAAATATAAATTTAGTATCTATAATAGTATTTTTGCTATTATTTGCTATAATAATGGTTACTAAACCAAATGTAATTTTTGATAAAAACGGAAAACCTCGCGAATTTGGTATAGGTTATAAAAATAAAACAATTTTGCCTTTATGGTTAGCAGTAATTATTCTAGCAATTATTTCATACTTAGCAATATTATGCTATATAAATTTTAAAAGATTTGTATTTTAAAAATGTATTAAATATTACTAAGTTGTAGCTATTTGAATCTCCAAGAATATCTCTCACCCTCTCCAAATTTAACATCATTATAACCTTTTAAGAAATTATCTAAATTTTGATGCTTCATACAAATTGCTTGGCATCCATTGCTAAAAGAATCAGTACTATCAAAATTTTGTATTGAGTTATCTATGTCTGGTAATACTATTACATATTTGCTTATTGTTTCTCCGCGAAGTTGTGTTGTGTTATTTTTAGTAACTATATCTTTATGTCTATAAGTATGACAATATGAACCTGACCCTCTCAAGTTAATATAGTTTGTCAATTTAGGATTTACAATAATATTAGCATTAGGCTTGAAATCACAAATAATTATAATTTTTCTATATAACTCTCTCATTTTAATATTTAATACAGCAGCGTCTTTATAGACTTTTAATAATGAAAAATTAGCATTAATACCTTTATCTAAATATTCTTCAAATAAATCACCCATCTTTTCTAGCATAATTGCATTGGTGCTCATTACTCTAAAATTTAATATTAATGGATCATTTGAGCATATTGTTTTTATTCCATCAAAAGCATATTCAGTTATGGTATTTAATACCTCGCTTAATAGTAAAGCATTATATGATTCTTTAATATAATTATTATCTGCCGTAGACGAAGCAATAATAGGATCATTATTATATGAATAGATTTCAAAATCTAAAAATCTACAACCATTTGCAATACATTTTTGTAGAGCACATAAAGCAACAAAATTATTTTTATATCCATCCCCACAACAACAATTATATGCACTTTTAACATGGTAATTAATTAATATACTATTAGAAGTATCAAATATAGTTAAAGCACTGGCTTTAATACTACTATTACTATTAAAATAAGACTGATTTGTTGGATTAGGATAGAGTATTTCTAATTTAGAGCATGCATTCTCTTGTAATCTTAATATATTAAAAATATAACTAAATAAAACTATTAATGCTATTGCAATAACTCCTAGTGTTATTATAAAAATTCTTGATTTATTTACAGTAGGAACATATTGCCCAACATTATTATTAACATAGGTCGAAACACCACTAACTATTTTAGACATACCAGACATAATAATTATACTTACAATATATTTTAATTACTGTATAAAAATTAAAATATATTATAACATAAATAAAAAGTATAATGTTATATTAATTAATATTATGGCAGGTGGATTGTTAAATTTAATAGCACTAGGAAATCAAAATATTATTTTGACTGGTAATCCAACTAAAAGTTTTTTTAAGTCAACGTATTCTAAATATACTAATTTTGGATTACAAAAATTTAGAATTGATCAAGTGGGACAAACGGAATTAGATATTACTAAAATTTCCAAATATTCTTTTAAAATTATGCGCTACGGAGATTTGCTAATGGATATTTATTTGGTAGTAAAATTACCCAAAATATGGAGTCCTATTTTCAAATATAACAGCGAATATAGACCATATGAGTTTAAATGGATTAAAAATATTGGTTGTCAAATAATTAAAGAAGTTAATATAACAATTGACGGTACAACTATACAGAAATTTAGTGGGCATTATCTACAAAATATTGTAGAGCGTGATTTTGATGCCAATAAAAAAGCAATATTTGATAAAATGACAGGAAATATAAATGAATTAAATGATCCGGCAAATTATAATAATAGAAATAATAATTATCCAAATGCATATAATTACAACGGCATTAATCCTGACATAACCAATATAGAACCATCCATACGTGATTATAACTTGTATATACCAATAAATAGTTGGTTTGCTATGTCATCTTTAATGTCATTTCCATTAATATGTTTACAATATAGTGAATTAGTTATTGATTTTACATTAAGACCCATTACAGAATTATATACAATAAAAGATGTGTTATATGATAATTCTTTAAATACTATATCATATAATAATTTCCCACAAATTCAACCAAATCAAAGTAATTCAGCTTACCAATTTAAAAAATTTATACATCCACCACCAATAATTCCATTAACTAATTCACTTGATAGTTATGATAATTTAAGAACCACTGTAAATAGTAATATTCATTTAATATGTACGCAATGTTTTTTAGAAGAAACGGAGCGAAAACATTTTGCCAAAAATAGTCAGAGTTATTTGATACGAGAAATTAATGAATATAATTTTGAAAAAGTTATAAAGTCAAATAAAGTTAAAATAGAGTCAAAAGGTTTAATAAGTGGTTGGATGTGGTATTTCCAAAGAACCGATGTTGCTTCAAGAAATGAATGGTCTAACTATACTAATTGGTTATATGAAGACAAAATACCAAACGATTTAGAAAAATTTAAAATTACTAATGAGTATAAATATTATACTCCACATATTAGTTATAATAGCGGTGATATTTCAAAAAATATTTATATAACTGGATACAGTCAAGATTTATACTCACAAAGTAACCAATGTGAAATAATGAAAAATTTTGCTATAATTTGTGATGGTAAATATAGAGAACAAGATTTTGACAGTAATATTTTTAGTAAAGTAGAAAAATATAATAAATCTAACGGATCTTGTTCTAAAATAGGATTATATTGTTATAATTTTTCACTAACAACAGACCCATTCAAACAGCAACCGAACGGAGCATTTAATACTAATTTATTTAAAACAATTGAATTTGAGTATAACAATTATAGTAATCCTCCTATTGATCCGATAAACTCGAATTTTACAACTATATGTGATCAAGAAACAGGTGCTATTATAGGAGTAACAAAAGATCCTACTAGTATTTATAAATATAATTATAATTTACATGTTATTGAAGAAAAATATAATATATTATTGTTTCAAAATGGTTTTGCTGGATTAGTATATGCTAAATAATTTGAAATATTAGAATATTAGAATATTAGAATAATTTCGTTTTTCTTACTCTACGTGTTCCATATTTGTATTTTAATTTTGCTTTTTTGGCCAACTTTAATGCTTTAGATGATTTACTGCACCCATTTTCTAATATTTTATAATCTATTGCTGATGCTTTTCCACCGCTAATAGAACTTGCTAAACGCGCTAATCCCCAGCTATGACTAGATTGATTCGGTCTAGAACCAGACGAATAATAAGCACCTTGCCCTTTATTTACAATTTTGCGTAATGAATTTACAGAACATCCTGTTTTTTTTGAGAGATTAGAATTTATTACTAATTTATCAAGATTATATAATTTTTTTACATTTAATATATGTTGTGAGGGTTTGGATTTATATGAAGAAATTTTTTTTCGTGTATAATAATTATTTTTTTTATAAGCGTTGCGTGATTTTTTTAATTCATTTACTATTATTTTTTTATCTTTTTTAGTTATGTGTTTAGGTAAATATTTAATAGGAACATTCATAATAGTATTTATATTATTGTATAAAATAATATAAAATATAATAATTATTTTATTTTACTATATATAATTTAAAAATAAAATATGCATGAAAAAATTATAAAATTTGAGAGAAGTAAAATAACAGGAAAAAAATATACAGCATATATTAAAAATAAAACAACACAAAAAATACGCAAAATACATTTTGGCGCATCAGATTATCAACAATTTAAGGACAGAACACCCTTAAAATTATATGCTTATAAAAATCATAATGATCGCAAACGTATGCAAAATTATTTTAATCGGCATTCTGGAACAAAAAAAAGAGGACAAGCAATAGCATTAGAAAAGAGAAAATCGAACGGTTATTATAATGCTAAAATATTAAGTCATGTTTATTTATGGTAAATTTTTTTCATTCATACTTTTTATAAGTTTTTCTCCTTCTTCAATAATATTATAGTTAAAAGACCAATCATCTATTTCTTTTGGTGTTTGTGCTCCATTTTTTATTGCCTCATTATAACTCCAATACATAGGATTTGCTTTGAGTTTCCATTGTTGCGTTTCTAAATCAATTAGTCCAGACGCATCAAAATCAAACAATTTATATTTTCCCTCCACCGATTTTCCCATATTATCAAATTTCCAATCTACATACATAATTCCTAGTGCTTGTAAAAAATCTTTTACTTTACTCATTACTTCTATTATTTCATTTAAGTCTTCGCGTGTCATTACAGGTTTATATAATGGATTTGATTTGTCTGTATCTACTTGTTCCATGTCAGCATATTTACTATTAATATCATAATAATGAACAATATTTGGATATGGATGTTGCAGTAATATTTTAACTATTGCTAACTCCATCTTTTTTGAATAATCTAAAAATGGATGAGGTTTACCATAATTTTTTCTAAAAAATAATTTGCCATTATATGTATCATCTACTTGCTTTACAGAATCTGTATCAGGGTCATATATAGTAGATTTTGTTCCAGTTATATTCATATTTCTTCTCTTACATACATTGTTTTTGAATATTCTTTCGAATAATATTTTATCTCATTTTGATAATCAGATTGCTTAGATTGATGAAGATGATGCACATTAACACACGAAATATTACTTGGTATAGAATCACAATAAATATCATCGCCTATTCTTGTAAAATTACCACAAGCTAAACAGAAATGATTTGTATAATAATAATTATGACCATCTACTTCTAATACATAAATAAACTCGCCTGGTATTTCATTCTTGAAAGAATATCTATTCAACATTTTTATTAATTCCTTCTTTCTCTCTTCTTGCTGATGTTGAATGACAATATTCTTGTATGAAAACTTTTCTGACATTTTAACCACCGCACTTTTGAATATACTTTCTTTTATCATAAAAAAAGATTTCAATTTTTTTATGATAAATTATTAATTCCATAAATCATATTTTGTATATATATCTCCTATGTTATCCGTTTCATCAACAATAACTTCTTTATTTTGTTGTCTATAATAAGAAACAACTGGAGAAATATCAAGATTTTTCTTGTTCAAAAGAACTATTTTTTTTATTTTTGATGGATAAATTAAATGTGATAAATCTACTATTTGTGTACCTGGATAATTAAATATAATTACTAATTCTTCAACATTTGGAAATTGATTTACCATAGTTAATTCGTCGTTCGCAGGTCCTTCTATCATTAATAATTTTACATTATTGTTTTTATAAGTTATAGGATTATTACTAGGATAATAAATTCTAAAATGATTACCGCTTATTCGTAATTTTTCTAATTTATAATAATTTTCTAATTTATAATTATCATTATTATCTAATACTAATTTTTTAGAATTAATAGGAATATTATTACCCAAAGAAGCAAACGAAATATGATTTAATTCTTCTTTCAATTGTTGTATCTCAAATGCTTGAGACATAGAAATTTTGTGTAGTTCTTTGATTTGTTGAAAAGATGAAAATTGAAGGAAAAGAAGAATACAAATGATACACGCCCACGAAACAATTACTGCGTACACAATTACTTTGCTTTCTGACATCTTGGTAAATTATAATTAAATAAATGTAGAAAAAACATTTCAATTTTTTATCCAGTTTAAATATATGAATGATTATACTTTTCCATTTAATACTTGTGAAAAATTAAATAAAAATGGTATAGCACAACCTTATTCATCTTTATTTAATTTAATAAATTGTGTAATTATTTTTTACTTTTTATTAAAAACAAAAACAAATTATATATTTATATTATTTTTTTCAATATTATGTTTTGAATTATTCCATTTATTTTCTCATATAGTTCATATTCAAAATTCAATGCAAACAAATGTAATACATATTATGACATATTTAATAAATTTATCATTTTTTTATGTATTTTATTGTTATACAAAAAAATTACCTAGATATGAATTTATTATTTTTTTATTATTATTAGTTTGTTTTGATATATATTCATTATTTTATTTATCAGTAGTATATTATATATTAAGTCAAAGTATAATTATGATTTCATTATTAATATATTATTTTTCATCTCTTCCAAAATTTATTCAAACAAGTATATATCAAATAATATTTTTTATAATAATTATTATACTTTTATTTTTGAATGAAAAATATAATTGTAAGAAAATGATGACTATTTATCCAGATTTCCCTTATCATATTTTAATTGAATTATGTGGTATTATATTATTTTATATCATTTGTAGTAATTTTTATAAATTATAATTATTTTTTATTTATTTCACTATAACTATCATTAACTATACCATTACACATAATTAATGATTCATTATAGGATTGAATTAACATAAATAATTGTTCTGCAGTAATATTTTTTTTTAATGAATTTATTTCACTTTTTGTTAATGGAATAAGATTGCGTATTTGATGATTATAAGTTTTTAATATTTGATTCATACTATTAGTAATATTATTTAAAACAAAAAATATATATTTTAATATGAAGTTTATCAAAGATATAGTACAACAAATTATGAAAAAAGATAAAAAAGTATTGGGTAGATGGAATATGGAATATTGTGATAAAAAGATGAATAAAAAAATAGATTTATCCAATGAAGATCATTGCGGTCCGTGTGGTCAATATCTATTAGAACAAAATAAAATAAAACAAAAAGAAATTATGTTAGACGAACAAAAGAAGAATTAGTTATTGAATTTCTAAGTAAATTATTATTACTATTTTTATTATTATTAATAGTTCTAACAGCAATAATAATAATTATAATACTAAAACAACATAAAATAACACTAAGTGGAAGAATATTATATTTTATATGCCTTTGATTAGGATAAATTAATAAGTTAGGAACTATAGAGATATCTTCATTTTCGTCATTAATAGGAACAGCGTGAATAATATTTTCTATGTTTTCATTGCCTAATGGTTGAATATAATCGATTAATACAATAGGAGTATTAGATGAATAAGACATTTTTAATTTTACTATAAAAAAGTTTTTAAATATTATTCAATTTTAAATAGTCATTATAAAAGGATTTTTATTCATTATTTCTATTAAATCTTTGTATATTTTATTTAGTTTTGGTCTAGTATTTTTTCTTGTACTTTTATTAACTAAATTTAATTTATCAATACCAAGTAATGCACTTAATTCATCTTGTTTATCAAATAATTCTTCATATTTTACCGCAATTATTTTATAATTTCTTTTGTCATTGGGTGTAATATAATTATTATAAAATTCTTTAATTTTATATAAATCTTTCTCTTTATTTAATACTTCTTGTAATTTAATATTTTTATTAACTTGTATATGTTCTAAATGAGCCTTCATATGAAATCTACTAAGAATAGAATAAACAGGATTTCTATAAATATATATAACATAATAATTTTCTAATTCAGCTTCCGGAATAGGTATACCATTAAACCACTCACAATAAACATTTCCACCATTTTTTTTTCCTATATATTCTAATTTGTTTGGTGGCTTTCTACTATGAATATGTTCAACAATTCCAACTTTAAGTTTTCTCAATGCATTGGCTAACATTGTTGATCCAGATCCTCCATAGGAACAAATATAAAAATTTTTTGTCATTATATATATATTATATAAAATTAATAAGTATTTCATTTAATAGTTACAAAAAAAAAATATTTATTAAATTTATTAATTTATTATTTATTAGAATATTATAATTTATGTATTAGCTGTCTTCTTTTTTACTACTTTCTTTTTTACTTGAACTACTGGTGTTACAACTTCTTCATCAACAACATCTTCCTCAACAACTGCTTCTGCTGGTTGAACAGCTGCTTCTTTTGCTGGAGGAGTTTCATCATCTTCTTCGTCACTATCCACTACATCAATGCTTGTACTAGTACTTACTGGTTGAACTTTTTTAACTACTTCTTCTTCCTCTGGTTCAAAAGATTCTTCAGTTATAACTTTCTGCTTAAGAGTTTCTTTTTCCCTGGAATTAATTTTAATAAAACATTTTCCTACAATTGATTCTCTAGGTTTTTGAACTAGAGCTTGAACTAGCTGCCAAGTTACTGTAAACTTTCCATTGGTAAACCAAATACCAGCACATTGAATAATACAAGCTACATTTGTTCCTTTCTTCAAATAATCCAAAGGAGTAACTTGAGGACTTTCTTGTGAAGGATACAATTTACTACATTCTTCATCATAAATTTTGCGGAATTCCTCAGCATTTTCATTACAAATACATATTTTCTCTTTTTTATTACAGAGATAATCGGTTTTTATGTAAACAGATTTGTTTTTATGAGTAAGATAATAAGATAACATGTTATTCACAACTTTTTGTTTTTCGGGTGATTTTTCAAAGTAATTATCTGAGAACATTCTGGATAATATTAGTTTATGATCAAGCCATTCTACATCAATAATCTTATAATCATTTCTTAATTCTTGTATTGTTTTATTGCTCAATAATGCAAATTTGTCACTCATAATATATTGTAAAACAAAATAAATTTTATATACTTTACAAATAAAAAAGAATAAAAGTATGTGAAATGAGAACATTTCTAAAATGTTCTCAATTACACAAAGAAAAGAGTGTAATGGAAGAATTAATTTGTGGATACATAAACCCTAATCCACTATAATCATAGAGAATAACAAAATCTATACTAGGAGTTATATTAACTAACTCAATACTACAAGCAAAACCAGTGGGTGAATAAGAACAATCCATTGTCATATCATTAGAAGTAATCGGAAAAATGACAGTATTCGAATTTTGTGTAGTTCCACTAATAGTACCAATCGTACTACCAGCTATAATATCAGTAGAATTTTTAAATAAAGAGAACTGGCAGCCTTCAAAATGATAAATATTAGTAAAAACATGATAATAGCCCGTTTTCCATATAAATATTTGTGATGTTCTCTCATCATGGTAACAACAACCAGAAATAGAATTATTATTATTAAAAATAACAGCAGTATTATGATGTACTTGTTGTGTATCTGTATTAAAAATGTTTAAAAAAGTAGTATCTGTAGTAGCAGGGTTTGTTCCAACAGGGCCAGTTGGGCCAGTTGGCCCAGTGAATCCAGAATAATAATAATATTCCTTGATAGATTGTCCGAATTTTACTTCATTATCATTACAAAGTTCTCCAGAAATTATATTAGAAACATCGATTGGTTCATGTTCTCTAATACAACCAGATAAATCAATAGGTTCATAAAAAGATGGTTCTCTATTATCATAAAATACCATTTTGTTCTCCATAATATATAAAATAAATTATATATTATGTTTAAAATACAAACAAATCACTAAATTACAAAAGCATTTATGAGTTGTAAACTAATATTTTAATTACAAAAATAGACTTCTGAAATTATTTATCATTAAAAACCGAATCGTAAAATTTAGACATATCATTAAATGTTAATAATAATTCCAATCTATCTTTAGATGGTAAGCTATTCATTTTTTTTAGTGTTTCTAAACTAAAACAACAAAAATTTCGAATATCATGAATGTATTTTT